TCAACATCTAACTCAAAACACGCAGGAGCAGACTTTATCTTTTCGATAAGTTGAATGATGCGTTCACGTTCTTTAGCTGCACCCTGCTCACGATAAAAGTCCCTTACACGTTCAGCGTGTTCAAAACGAACCTGATCAGTCATTAGAACTCCTAACAGCAATCTTGACTGCAAACAAACCGATGAAAGCAACAAGGATTGTAAACACAATCGGGTTAGTAAACACAGGCATCAACCAACCTGCAACAAACATCAAAGCTATAAGAGTTGCAACAAGTGCAAAGACTTGCAAAATAAACTTCAACATCAGATACTCACCATTCCTAACGCTTTACGAACCTGATAAATTGCTTCCATACGATTCACACCTGCATCAGTCATGTATGCGATAACTGCTTCATCCCACTCAAGAAACAAGTGTGTAAAGTCTTTGAAATCCATACCTGTGTTTACCCACGCTCTATAAGCGTTGACTGCCTGCAAAAATAGTTCAGTCGTATTCATTACGCACCTGCCTTGATTTCTAGAAGTTCAAATCTCCAGTTTCTAAGATCTGCGTTAAGGCTCTTAGTTAGCAGTCTTAGGTTTAGTTTGTTTGCTTGCTTACGCTGTTCTAGAGCAACGTTGATTAGGTTTTCTAGTTCTGCGATTCTTGCGTTCATTTTGCTTGTCCTTCGTTTGTCCTGTATCAACCATTTGGCTGATAAGACAAATCTACAGGAATACAAGCGTTTTATGCAACTTTATTTACTCGGCGTGTCGCAGATGTTACCTATTCGTTACAAAGCGTTATTCAGGGTATTTAGTGATAGTTACAGCCACCCCAGACTGCCCTGTGGCATAAACCTTAGACACATCAAGCCTGACCACTTGCGAATCATCCTGCCAAACGCCAAGTATCTCCCCAGACTTAGATCGTGCGGTAATGCCATCTAGCAATGACCTGGAGATTTTATCTACATCGGGTGGGACTGTAGGTAAAGCTCTTTTCACACTAGGTTTGCGAGTCAAATAAAAGACTGCTTCAACCTTGACTGCCCCTTCAAACTTCTCTAGGTTGCCTGAATCAATCATGCCCTGAATAACCGCTTCACTGACTGCTTTACGCCATGCAGGAAGTTTAGGTGAACTCTCAACAATCATAGGAATCAAATTACCTGCAGCTGACTTCCTACTTCCAACGTATTTCTTAGATCCTTGTGGAGCAGGGTCAACACCAAACACTGTGAAACTAAAACTATCTCTTGCCATAGTAAGCCCCAAGTATAACGAGCCAAAAGAAAACCCCTACCGCACCATTTAGGAACGATAAGGGTTGACTTGTGTTCAACGAATTAACAATCAGCAACAAACCTAGAGCGTAGCCTACGATCCATTGCTTCATGTATTCAGTTTAGAGCATTTTAGAATGGTGCGTTTGTTACTGCAACAGGCTTATCAATCTGTGCGTTGTTGATAGCGTAGTTGACTTTTCTTGCAGGTTGAGCATTGCGATCTTCATAATCTTCAATCTTCGTAGATAACTGCCCGAACACTGTTACTTCAGAATCAACAGGAACATCGTGAGCTACCGCAAACCACACACTCCAAATTCGTGTGTAATCTTCACCTGTAGCAGACTTGTAAGACTCAACCAAAGACAAACCCTGATTGCTTGCCCCAAATACTTTTGAAACTTTGCCCGAAACTTTTACAACGGCCATAATCTTTTTTTCCTTTTCTAAATGAGTTTTATTTGTTTTATTTGTTGCTGTAGAAAGTATAGAGCTACAGAGCGACAATATGTGCAGGATTTACGCAGTCTTTATGATTACATAACCTGAAACCTGGCAACACTAATTCGCCATTGCTGTTTATAGGATCTAAGTTATCGTTTAGCAACCCATGATGCGGGGTGCAACGCAGTTTGCCGTATTGAATCGTTAGAGCAGGTTTGACTCTGCAGCTAATACACTTTAGATCACGCCTGCCCCGCTTCTCTGCGTTTACAACCCACTTGAACCCGCAACGGCAACATTCAACTTGGTTATCTTGCATTATTTATCTCCCGCACCCTGCTCCTACTACCATCAAACACGCTATCAAAACTGCCTACCGCTCCATGCCTGTTCTTCACAACATCCATAACCAAAAGGGACTTATTGCCAAACGCTAAACGATCAGGGTGCATCCCATTGATGATAGCTGTATCTCTAGCAACATCTTGCTCACTCTGTTTCCGAGATAGCATCACAATAACATCCGCATCCTGCTCAATCTGCCCCGAATCACGCAAATCCGAAGCATTAGGGCGGTCATCAGGTTTGTTATCTACACGCCTATTCAGTTGGGCTAGGGCTACGACAGCAACGTTAAACTCTATTGCCAGGTTCTTCAAATCAATGCTAATCTGACTGACCTTCTCATAAGCAGAAGCCTTAGGGTTGCTCGCAGAAATAAGCTGCAAATAATCAACAACAACAACCTGAACATTACGTTTAGCCTTCACCGCAACAAGATACGAACGAAGTTGAGCTACAGTCTGCCCACCCTTATCTGCCACAAGCAAGCGGTTATCAACCTTCGCAATCATCTCGCCAACCTTAGCCTGCTGATCCTTAGAAAGTTCACCCTTCTCAAGCAACGATAGGTCAATGTCTAGTTCCCCTGCAACCACACGCTTCAACAAATCCGTCTTATCCATCTCAAGGCTAAAGAACAAGACATCTTCAGTGCGAGCAATCTCCCAAGCGAGTTGTAGTCCTACAAGCGTTTTACCCACACCAGGTCTAGCACCAAAAACATAAAGCCTGCTTTGTTTCAGCCCCACAATCAGAGAGTTCAGCCCTGCAAAACAAGTCTTAATCAAAGCCTTCGGTGATAGCACGTCATTTAGCATGACCTGCAAATCCCACGCCAAATGCGGTATCTCAACAGCCTGAACAACCTTCAACGCATCAAGTTTGCTACGCAGAGTATCAATACGTTCAGACACATCCCCATCATCAGCCTGACTCTCCAACGCAATCAAAACAAGCTGCCTAGACACACTCTGCTCAACAACCTTAGAAACATAAAACGGTAAGTGAGCAGGAACAAACGCTATCTGCAAACTATCTAAAACACGTTGCCTAACAACAGGATCACTAACACGCTCCAACACCAACCAAACATCCAACAAACCCTTCTCCGCATAAACAGCCTGCATCACACCGTAAGCCTGCCTAAACCAGGGTGAATCAAAATCATCAGGCACAAGCTGAACATCACGAAAACTAATACCCCTAGTATCAAGCAGGCAACCAACAACAAGTTCTTCAAAATCAATCGTGCTACTCAATTTGTCCTATTTCTCGTAAACGCTTTTCAGCTATCTCAACATAATCTTTACTTATCTCACTCCCAAGCCAATCCCTACCAGTCAACACACAAGCCTTCGCTGTAGTGCCACTACCCATAAACGGATCGTAAACAACATCACCTTCAACACTCCACGTCAAAACATGATCTAACGCCAGCTGTTCAGGAAACGGTGCAGGATGTTTCACACCATTAAAGCTTGTTACAAAACGCCAAATGTTATTTCTAGGTGAAAAGTCTGGAACAGGGTTCTTCAACTTACCGCTGAAATCCTTGTGTCCTGCCCACTTATTCGGTTTATCACAAATCAGATTAGCTGTCTTAGGTTTTCCCTTACTAAACACAAACATGTATTCAAAAATCTGACTATAACGATTTCCAGATTTAGAAGCAGGATACGTTGAACTATTTTTCTCAAAAATCATTGTGTCGTGCAGATTGAACCCTAAAGACACAAAAAACAATGCCTGCCTAAAACTACTACCAGATTCACTGCCCTTATGCACTGCATCACCTACAACCCACACAACGACACCCCCCCCGCCACCACTCTAAACAACTCTCTAGCAATACTTTCAAAATCAAAGCTGTAGCCATTGTAAGAACGCAAATCATCATAAGGCGGTGAAGTAACAACCAAATCAACAAACCCATCAGGCATACGCTTCATAGTGTCCAAACAGTTCTCAACATGAATCTCGTTCAACATCACATTTCCCTTTCAGCCTGCGAAGCAGCTTTATCAAGTAAGGCATACCAGCGTGTAACACGTATTTCATCGGTATAAGCAGAACTGCAATCATAAGAGCCTGCAAAGGTATTCAGCAAATCCGACACCTGCAACGGAGAGAGTATTCCTGCAACACGATCACAACTACGCATCATCAACGGACTAGCAAAACCTGCATCAAAAATTATTTCTGGCTTATTTAATGTATTTAATTCTTTATTTAATAGGCGGAAGTTTTTGTCGTTTTCAGCGGAAGTTTTTGCACTTTTAGCGGAAATTTCTGGTAAAGGTTCAGCGGAAGTTTTTGTCGTTTCAATGCAGCTAATCCAATACAAATTAGCCTTCTTAGACAAATTACTGCCCTTGACCCACTTGAGTTCACCTAACTCTTGTAGACGTGTAATGCTATTTCTTATGGATCTAGTATCAACACCACAAATCTTTGCTAAATAGTCTTGACTAGGCCACGCACCCAATCCAGGCTTATAACGTCTCGCTATAGCCAGTAGCACTAACTTATCCGTCTTACTAGCTTGAGATTTATCCCAAACCTTATCCATCTCGTTATAGCCCATTAGTCATGTCCAAAATAACTAGCAGTAACAGTCAATTTGCATAAATGAACAGGTTGTCTTTTATGAACATTACAAAAAACAGTTATAGGTTCAAGCCCACAAACAGAACAAGCCAAGGCAGTAGCATCAATGCAATACCCTGAAGCTTCTACTTGATTTGGCATGCAAGAATCATGCCTAACATGAAGCATCTGAACTTTAGGTAAAAGTAGATTATTGTTTTTACGTGAATTGCACAAATTACAGGCAGCTACCAAATTAGAGCTGTCGTTGCTCAACCACTGCCATTCTTCAGGCCACGCCGATAAAGGTATTACATGCTCTAAAACAGCTGAAGATTTGCTTAGATTATCTCCACAATATACACAAACAGATTGGTATTGATCGTAAATCCAGTGCCTAATTTTCTGTAGGTGAATACCCCATTTAGGGTTTAGTTTGCTCTTAGTTGCAAACTTAGCTAAATTACCTTTATTGCCTAGTTCAACAATTCCATATTTTAAAACTAAATCTAGTTTTTGCTGCGGATCGTCAGTTGCAAACCATGACTTTATAAAAGCAGAAAAGTTTTGCTCAATGTATTGTTTCTGAATTGATAGAAGCCATTTTAGGTCTAGTTCAGACTGATGAGCTTTTTCATACTGTTCTTTATCCCAGTATCTTTTAGCCGTTGCCTTCAACTCTAATATCTCTTTAGAGTAAGACTTGTATTTCATTTCTGGCATTGTAGCCTTTCTTCGGCTACTCACTGCTAGAATGAATATGCCGATAGTTGAGTTATCGGTTGTGTGGGGTCAGTTCTTTTCCTAGGGCTGACTCCACTTTTATTTTACCCGAAACCTTAGCATGGTTTTTATGTTTAGATCTAACTTCCATAGACATCAAAATAAGGTCTATGTCCGAAACTTCAGCTTTCTTAGGTGCAATAACGTGTTGTAAAGCGACACAATCCTTATAACCGCAAATCCTTACACCAGGCATAAAGAGCTTGCCATTATCGTCTATCGGCAACCAGTCATCGTTTAGTTCACCCGCCCAAATGTAGCAAAAAATAACACCTAGTTCAGGGTGATCTGTTCTTTTACTTTTATACTTTTGCAGTCCATTAGATTTGCGAACATCACTGCAATCTTTACAAACATTAGGGTCATCACGTTTACGCTCTTTACGTTTCTCAAAAGCAAACCTAGTGATCCATTGTCCACACCATACGCAAGAACAGTATTGGTAGTCGTTTCTATCTTCGTTGTCCATAACAGGTATCTAACCACAAGTTACGGCAAAACACCTAATCCAAACAGCGTGTTTCTAAAACATTTAGACGATTAGTTTGGTCAAGTATGCGAACAATCACCGCACCCCTAGCCGTAGGGTATTCACCTAACACAAGCATTAACTCAGTTAGTTCAGCAATGTTCGCTTTTAGAACATCAACCTGCAGTCTTATTTCCTGAGATTCCATCTGCCTTACCTTTGATTGCTTCAAGAATAGCAGTAGGTGCTTTACCTTGTTT